AGTTGCTGACTTCTCTATCAAGTTCTTCTTGATCTAGACTAGGACCAGCGGCTTCGATTGACAAGTCCTCTGCTAATAATTCAATCAACTTGCGGTCAATCATGGCCAATACATCTGGACTTGTAGCTGACGCTTTGGCCACTTGTAATTTAGTGTACTCAGCGTTCTTGTCCTGTATACCATATGAATCTTGATACTTAATTTCGCCTGTCCATTCTCTAGCCTGATACATGGCAAATATTTCCCACATTTGTGTTTCAGCGTCTTCTAGATTACCAGCCATCTCAGCCAGTTTGGCATTGAGCAATTGAAATTCAGTTGCCATTGCCACGCCTGATAATAGTTTCTGTCCACTAGCACGAACACTACCAGTATTGGCCATTAGATCAATAGCGGCTGTGGCGTGGTCAATACTTTGATATATTCCGCCTATTTGTGCGCCTGAAGTTTCTAACAAATATGGTTTTAAGCCTGGATCTAGATTCTCTGGCATGGCAACTATGCTGCCAGCACCAGCTGAGGCCATAGTTTCGTTAGTCTTTACCAACGAAGGGTGATTGTCTAAACGGATTGCCTGTTCTACTTCACTGAGTTGATTATAGATAAATTGTTGTGTCTTGGCAATGTCCTGTATGGCACTAACACCAAAGCCTCTAACAAGACTTTTTTGATTGTAAACAATAACTAGAGGAATCATGCCCAAGTTGTTAGGCACTACAGTTTCAGCTAGTTCTTCACGAGTGTCATAGTTGACTTCATGTGTGGTGATAGTTTCTGTGGTCCATTCTTTAACAGTTTGTACTGAACCGTTGATTTCTTCCACATATTTCACATACACTAATTCGTAGCGTCCTGTCGCATCACGCTCCCAACGCCAGTCTATCATGACCAATGGTGATAGAATATTAGCATATGGTCTAACACCCACAGCCTGTTCATCGGCCTTGGTAATAGCACCTATGTCTGGTTTGCTTAACAATACCCAGCAATGTCCAAACACACTGGCCCAGGTTGAAACTTCTTTCATAAAGGCATCAAGATCGCGGCCATCAAGGTCCGCATCATTCAAGAAAGCTAGTGTTTCAGGAAGGCCTTCTAGTGTGCCAAGATCACGCTCGGGTTTTTCCTGGAATAGAAAGCTGTTGTAGACATTGATGACCGACTTACAATGGTTATGGAGAGGGGTTTGCTGTAAGCGTTGTCCATACTCCATGTCTGTTTCTAGTTGATATCTAGTGAGCAATTGATAGCGTTGATAATCCTCACCGCCCATATAGCTTACTAATAAGAAGCGCCAGTTGGCACGGTTATAGTTGTAGAATCTGTTGGGACTGGCAATGCGCCCCAGCTGTTCATCAACAATTTGAATTATACTCATACTCTCATTCCTTGAATTGTAGGGCCTTTGTAGACGCCCTGATGTCCCCAACGCTGTGTAGTCACTGGGAACTGACTTGTATCTCTTCGCACTGGGAACAAATAATCGACCAAATAACCCAATGCGTCATTCATATGATCGTAACCACTATCCTTGTCAGGCTGTACTGTGCCTTCTTTGTAAGTGTGTCGTTCTAAACTCTCGATAGTGTATTTACACTGATTGGCGATAAAGAGGTGTCTTTTACCGTCAGAACCGCATAGTCTAGAGTTGACAGCGTTTATTCTATCTCGCACCTGAGTGTGGCTGTTGGGTGCCTTGACAACGAATCCATTATTACTGAGGATGCTGAGGTCAGTGGCTCCTCCTGCTGAAGTTTTACGCTGTCTTGCGGCTGGATCAGGATAGACCCAGATTCGACTCTTTGGATATCTGCTTTTAAGCTCGTCCGCCATCTCCTGCGTGTTAGAGCTGAACATTCTAATTTCGTCCACAATATAGAGGTCATCGTTTCTCCTTATGGCTATCACAGCACTCATTGGATCAATGTTAAAGTCCATACCCACATAGATCACATCTGTGTTTACAGCCTCAGGCATTGTGTAGGTATTCGCCTTGCGATCAAATGCGTAATAGATACGACCACTGTAAGTTTCAAAGGTGGCCATAAACTCTTGACGAAACTGTCGCTCATCTAGATCACGCATAGCGGCATCTATTTCAGCTTTTGAAACTTGTCCGCCATCTATGGTTGTGTATTGAAAGCTCTTCCAAGCGTCGGGGAACTCCTGTTCCATTTGATACAGTTCATAGGCCCAGTTTGTGATACCTTTGGGAGTACCAATGAACATGGCTTTACCTTCTCTGTCAGCCAATGTAGGGCGTAGCACTTCAAAGAACGCTTCTGGATCCACATCGGCAAACTCATCCATGATCAAATAGTCAAGTCCAACTCCACGCAGGCTGTCTTCATTGTCTGCGCCTTTGAGAGCTATGGTTGATCCATTTTTGAGCAAGATGCTGAGTTCGCTTTCGTTAGCTTTACGAATCCATTTGAGATCAGTTAGTTTATTTTTGAGCTTGCGCCAAACAATCATCTTGGCCTGTTTGTATGTTGGAGCCACATACCAAACTTCTTGCTCAGGTACCCGTGCGTGATAGCACAATTCGCGAATGGCCAGGTGAGTTTTTCCAAAGCGCCGACCTGCTACAACAACCTTGAACCTATGGCCATCATTCGCGATAGTTTGTTGTGGAACGCTTAATGTCATCAGTGGAAATATTTGATTATGGTTTCGAGATGGCCGAATACAAGGCTTAATAAGGTAAGAATCGCGCCTCCTAGCCACATACCTTTATTTTTGAACAACATCAGTTCATCCAACTGTTTCATAACTTTGGCATGGTCTCGGGCATTTTCTTCACGATAATCATCCAACTGTTTCATCATCTTGGTATGGCTATCGTCGAGACAATGTTTAAGATCATCAATACCTTCTTTGAGACTGTCTACTTTGGTTTCAACTACCGCAATGCGTTCAGGTATAGTGGCCATAGATTAAAGGTCGCTATCGGACCAAGGTAAAGGAGCGTTTGCGGCTGAATCTTGGGGACTGTCGCTTTGTCCCAAGATGTTTTTGCCCAGCCAAATCAGCATGGTAGCATTACCGCCCATTGCTATCTTGAGTTGTGCCGCTCTCAAACGGCGTTTCAACTCAGCGCGACCTTTTGCTATATAATCCGCAAAGTTGTATTTTAGAGTATCTGGCTTGACTTGAAACCAATCACTCATCTCTTCTAGAGTACAGCCCATAGCGGCCAGCTTCCATACTTCATCAGGAGGTACTACTTTCTTGGTTGCGCCACGCCCTACTACCAAGCCATCCCTAGTAACTGTGCCCCATTTGGGTTGTTGGCGTGCCTTGTATTCCCATTTGGCTACAAATTCCTGAATAGGAGCCTCAGCCGGTATTTCACAATCACAATCGTGTTCGTGTGAGCATTCCGGGGTCGTTGTTGGTTCTTTTGGATTTGGTGGGGTAGCTATAATGCCACCACTGTCGATTATATTGGCCATCTTGTATTTAACAAGACAGCTGGAATATGGGTATTATTTAGGTTGTTTTAATAATAAATGCCCCACAGCATCACTTAATACTTGTTCATTTTGTAGCAACTGTGTGATGGTTTTCTGTTGGCGTTCTATTGTCTTAGTGTCAGACTGATGTTGAGCTTGTAGTTGTCGCATTTGTTCTTCTAACATCGTGATACGAACATTGTGCTGTATCAGCATATCATATGGATCGATATTAATGTGTATCATAATCTTGTTCCAGGATGATTTCGTATGGGGTATCATAAAATAATCTATTCCAACGATCAATAGGTGCCTTGGCGAAATCTTTTAATGATCCATCTTTCTTCTTGCCACCAGCTTCTGTTAATAGATCGCTGATAATAGTATATATGGTTCTGGGGCGATTAAAGCCGCGTAATCGTTGTCGTGCCAGGTGTTCCCATACTTCATCACCTTCTATGGCCGAAGCAAGTTCTTCCACACACAATTTAATGTGGGCACATAATAAGGCTCTTTGTTCTCTTGATTGTTGTACATAAGTGGTTGAGTAGGTCATGCCTTCTCTTGGGGGCATTTTGAATAGATTTTTATATAGTATTCTCATAGGCCCTCAGGATTATGTTTGCTTTTATAACGGCGTTTGAGTCCTTGTGCCCGCCATTTGGCCATGCTATTGGCCGCTTGTCTTTGACAATGTTCCAGTCTAGTTACCAAAACAATATTGTCTGGACTCCAACTACCTGACCAATCCTTGCGGGTCATACACAAACTTTCTCTATCTCTCCCTCTTTGATCCCATAAACCATTCCATATCGTGAAATAGTCTTCAAATTCCAATGTCCAAGGTTCTTCTCTGAATTTGGCCTGTGCCTTGGCTTTGAGGAACGGTATGTACATTTGATGTTTGTATTCATCTGGGCCACATACCCATACATGAGGTCTAGGACCAGTTCCGCCTTTTCTTAATCCTTTGTTTGCCGCCATATTTGTCTCCTTGATAATATATTTATTAAAGAGCTGTAAATATGGTAGAAAAATACTCTATTCTAAGTCAGTATATTCCGTTAATTTCAATCGCATACGACTGATATTTTCTTCCAGCTGTTCGCGTTCTCGTTGTCTATTAAGTCTTATGCGTATATGGGCAATACATTCAGCCACTTGTTCACCCGTGTAGTTGGCATAGACTTGTTCCATAATTGTTAGTAGTTCTTTATTCAAGATATTCTCCATATTTTAATTGAAACCACACAAGATCCTGTTCTGTGGCAAATTTCAATTCGATTGCTTGTTCATTGATTTCTGTATCTCGTATGGTAAAATTAATTTTATCATCCAATAATTCTTCTGACATTGTGTACCAAATATCTAAATCAATGTATAACAATAAATCAGCGTCTTTTCGGCTGAGCCATTGTATGTGTTTGTCGCAAGTAACGCATCTCAGGGCCGCATAGTGTTTGCTTGGTTGTTGGCATAAATGTATGCTCGTGGGATGGGTGTCGTGCTTGTTTAATCGAGTTATTGCCATTTTTCTTTCTCCTTGCTAATAATATAACAGAGAATTTGTGGATATGTCTATCTTATTGGTTGAACAAGGACTAACTTCGTTAGTCCAATAAATGAAACTTCGTTTCGCCTTCTGGCTCAAACTCATTTTCATTTATTTGTTTTTCTTATAAAATTTGATGTTAAAGCTTCGAGTGCCAACTGGGCACGAAGTGCTTTAACGAAATAGGCAAATGCGTAAGCATTTGACTATGAATGATTCTTTTATATTCTCTACCATTTTCAAGTCATGACTAGCAACAGCCATTTTTTTTGGATCAAGAAAATCCTCAGAGACCATCGTTTATCATGTTTATACCCTTGGCTGTCTCTGCCTAACAATATCCAATTAGATCCCTGCGTCTAATTCACAACCTTTTCAGTCAACCCATATTTGTAGGTAACCGCACAAACCTAGACAGTGAGTCTGCCATCAGTTAGGAATTGAATAATGTATATCGGGTGGGTCCTGTTTTAACCCCGTTAAAGGAGCCTATGTGTGCCATTTGTTTGCCTGAATGTATTCTCTACATTGTATTTAGCTAATTGTCTAAAATCAGGGCGGAAATGTGAGTGAGGGGGTAGCCGCTCGTCTGCCAATGCGTTGATGCCTAGGGGAGAAATGGACAAAATCCCCTAGTTCAGCCTGCCCTCGCGGTCCATTAACACAGTTTAAGCACTACGGCTAATTGTTCTAACTTTGAAATTTCTGCGTTCAACCAAACCATTTGAAGTAGTAACAGTGACAAAAACCGTATAGGTCTTGTCTTCTTGTCCGCCACTCAATTGAATATAAGTTTGGTTGCCTCCAGTTACTCCACCAGTAACTTTTACCAATGGTGCGGGATCATTGGCACGGGCCTGTACAGTTTGTACCGCACTGGCTATGTGATCTCCTGAGGCCAACCATTGGCTCCAATCTAAGGTATAGGTCAATTGGCTACTTGTATCTTTGTCAATGTATAGTTGACTGTTTTGAATATAAAATCCTGTGGTCATCGTGGACTCCTTATAGTATGTATGTTCGTTGTTCAGATTCTATCTGTTGCGATCTATCTTCTGCTTCTATTGTTTGTGTTCTCGATTCTGCGTCTATCAACCAAGTGTCCAATTCACTTTCTATGGTCCATACAAACATATCTCGGCTGATCGGCCAAGTTAAGTTTGGATCAATGTGAATCTTGATACCAGTGCTTAATTCAAAGAACAAGGCTTGTATATGAACAGTGGTTTGAACCAATTTACCAACATTGGCAGACAATGTTGAATTGGCGCCAAAATGTGCTTGATCAGTTCTTGTTCGTATTACTGTTGAAGTTTGACTACTGATAGATGTCAAATGTGCTGTAACAGTTCGTGTAGCAACATCCACAGTTAATTCGCTGGCCAATGCTGATAGATGTATTTGAGCCTGACGAATTCTTGTTGGTATTTCAGTTAAGGTTGTAGCACTGGCCAAATTAGTTTGGTCATTTCTTATTCTTTGAGCTTGAATAGTTATGCTTGAAGTGCTGGCCAAATTGGCTTGATCATGTTCAGTTCTATAATCTATAGTAGTTAAACTGAATCTACTGACTAAATTGGCAGAACCAGCAAATGTAACATTTAGATGTAATAAACTAGAACTAGATAGGTTAGCTTGAAAACCAACTGTTTTCTTACCAACAACAGACTGACTAGATGTAGAATACAAATTAATTTGATCATTCTTTGTAGCTCGACAATTTAATGTGGTACTGAATTGATCAGTTAATGAGGCTGAAAATTGTTTAATTCGATATGCGTTTATATTCGAACTAGTTGTAGAATTAAAATTAACTTGTGTAGATCTTGTGCGTTTGATTAATGCTGTAATAGTACTAGTACTGGTCAATGATACACTAGTTCCACGAAGTCTATTGGTAGTTTCAGTTAAAGTCGAATAGCTTGATAAATTGGCCTGAGCACTATCAACAGCCGAATCCACACAGGTCAGTTGGGTGGTACTGGCAATAGAGACCGATATTGGCCTAATTCTGTAGGCTGTAATTGAACAGTTGCTATTTGCTTGTAAAGTGGCTGTAATGCCGCGTGTTCTCTTGGTAACTTCAGTTAAAGTTGAGATTGAATTTACAGTTTGTGTAATTCTACCTATTTTAACTGGCGCCGCTACCAGAGTACTTGAACAGGTTAAATTGGCAACATCTGCGCTGGATTTGGCAACAACAATAATTTCTGAACTAGCAGATATTAAATTAATTTTAAAATTGCGAATACAATTTACAATTTCATTTAATGTGCTTGTTGTTGATAATTGACAAGAACTACTAACTACTTTTTTTCCAATAATAGATACAGATGATTGACTGGTTAACTTAGAATTAGTACCTTTTCTGCTTATTCCCAAAGCAGATTGAGTAAAGCTACTGGTTAAATTCGCATTAAATTGATAGATTATAGATGGCGCATAAAATGTTTGGCTTGATAGTCCATTTAATGTGCCATTATTAGCAGTACCTGAATAAATTGAAGAACCTAAACTATAACTACCACCAGAATTTAAACTAATTTGATTTGAACCAATAGTCCAGGTATAAGGAGTTGAAGGAGTCGAAACAGTTGTTGATGTATTATCAACAATTTGAACTCCATCATCATAGGTAATATTTTCACCTTGTTCAGAAAATGTATATAGACCCGAACTTCCTGAACCATAAACAATTCCATTTTGGATTGATAAACTGACAAAAGTTGGTCCGTATTGATTTAAAACTTGTTTTTTCCATAATACAGTACCACTGGCATTCATTTTAATAATTGTACCAACACTACCATCATAGCTGGCCAAATATAAATTATTAGAAGAATCAATTTTTAAATCATAAGTACCCGCATTAATATTGAGAACTGATATATTTCTTTGCCATTGAAAAACACCAGCATTATTAAGTTTAATAATGAAATTATTGTTGGTATAATCATAACCACAAACATAGATATTATTGGAAGAATCCGCAACAATATTTGTTAAATTAATGGTTGTACTATATGGTAATGAATATGTTCCTACACCTTGTTGAGTTACTTTCCAAATCGCTCCACTACCGCTAAAAGTACTGTGTGCTACAAATATAGTTCCAACAGTGGGATAAATGTCTTGAACATTATCATATGAATTACTACCATGTCCTCCACTATAATAATTAACAAGAGTTCCAGAACTATTAATTTGAACGATATCTATTTCTTCATAAGTTTTCGTTGATACACGATAAGGTGTAATAAATGCCCAATAAGAAGTGGATCCTACAGTTTTAACTGTTCTTAATTGAACACTATTACTATTACTAATACTTCCAGTTCCAGATTTAGACCAATTTATACTAGATCCATCTGAACTAACACTTCCCATAGTAGGTGGCTGGCCACCAACGAGAATATTATTAGCCGAATCAATAGCCATAGTATAAAAAGTGGCAGGTGCGTTGCTTGGACTAGTGAATATATTATAAGTGGATTGACCTACACCAAATTTATTAAGTTTTATTAATGTATTTGTATAACTTCCAATAGAATAAACATTATTTGAAGAATCCGTAACAATAGGAGAACCATTTGCGGCAGAATTATTATGCCAAAATAAACTATTTTTTGCTCCAATAATTACAATAGAACTAGAACTAATTAAACTTATATTTGATTGTGTAGTTTTATTAGGTTGAATAGTTATCGTTAAATTACTAGATAAATTACTAATTCTTGTAGCATTACAATTGCCCGTAATATTAATAGTCGATCTAGCAACCATTGCGTCAATGCCATTTTTTGTGGCAAAGCAAACAACACCTATAGTGAATAAGGCATATTCAGCACTGGCATCAGTTCTTATTCTTATATAAGACTGTGTTTGTGAGAATGTGCTGGTTAGATTACTTGAATAACCAGTAACTTTTTTACTAATTGTGGTTTGACTTGTGGTCGCTTGTAAAGTCTTGGCAATGTTAACAGTTTTAACCGCAATAGTGGTAATTAAACTGTTAACAGATAATGTCACACTTGTATTGCGAACACGACTAGTTATTTCAGTTAATGTACTGGCGGAATATAAATTAACTTGATCATTTTTTGTAGCACGACAAATCAATGTGGTACTAAATTGATCAGTTAATGCCGCAGAGAATTGAACAATTTTATTATTTCTTGTGATTAAAACAGACGCACTAGAAACTGTAATATTGGTTGTTTTGGTTACATTAATTGTTTTAGTCAATGAAAAAGCCGCTGATGTCGCGGCTTGATATGAACGAATACGATAATCAACCGCAACAATACTGGCAGTACTGGCTTGAGCACTGGAATACAATCTACTTCTTGAACCTGTGGCCACAATGCTGGTTGTGGTACTTAGGGCTGTGTTAATTGTTCTAATTATAGCCGCTATTGTTGCGGTATTGGAATTAGAATACAAATTAACCTGATCATTCTTAGTAGCACGGCAGATCAATGTTGTGCTGAATTGATCAGTTAATGCCACTGTGGTATTTCTTGTTCTATTAGATACGGTTGTTTGTGTTGAACTAATATTCAAATTGCTTTGGGCATTGCCAACTTTAATAGGTTGAATTTGAACAGTTGAATTACTAGATAAATTGGCATTGCCTGTTTTATAAGGTGTGGCAGCTATCTTGGTAGCATTAATAATGATTGAACTAGCGATACCACCAATAAAAGCATAATCATCTCCAAAATAATTTACAGCATATGGTGTTAGGTCAACTAGAACAGATTGTAACTTGCCACCTAATGCGGTTTGACTTGTGGTTGTAGATAATGCGGTGGTAACAGAACGAATTCTTGTTGGAGTTTCGGTAACTGTACTTGAACTTGATACACTGGCGTTTGTATTTCTAATTCTGTTTGGCGTAACAGTTAATGTGCTGGTATCAAACGCAATTAAAATAGTGGTCTTGATATCACCACCAAAGGCAACCACAGTGGACTGGCTGGCAACACTGGCGGCCGCATCAGCTGTGTAGACAAAATAGTCTAGGCTAGGTGTAAAATAGCCATCGGTTAGATAAAATTGATCTTGTGTTGCCATTGCTTGTCCTTAGATAATAGTAATATAAAAACTTATTAAACTTTGAGCACTAGCGGCACTTGTACTAATGCTGAAAGTTGAGTTGGCAATAGTTGAACTGGGAGTCAACGCATCGAATGTTTGAACATATTGGGTAGCATTGTTAGCTATTTCTCGAGTAGCTGTTACTGTACTTCCTCGTGTAACTGAGCCGCCGCTTCCGGCAAAGTAATAGGCAAATCCAACAAAAGTTGTATTATTTATAGAACCCATAGGAAGTACTTGATTGGTAATAACCCCGGAACTACCGTATCCTGCTTGACTGATGCCTGTACTAACAATGATTTGATTATTAGGAATATTTGGACGATATATAATTAAATTATTTGTTGTAAGTGTTGTACTAGTTTGATATGTCATACCAGTAAGTGTGGTACCACTTTCGTTGCCAGTACACACTTTGTAAAACACATTGGATCTTAAACCTCTTGTTGTATTATTTGTAGCTATTTGAATACTGTTAAATCCTGTTGGATTAACTGTGGTAGGCACGGCATTAGAAAAAGTAGATACGGCCGAGTTAAAATATATAGCGATATCACCTGCTTGTACAGTTGGCCAAGTAACTGTTGAACTGTTCGAAGTTGTAGTACTGGAAATATAAGTCAACTGACTGACTAATGGCGCAGGATATCTCAATATGGCAATACCTTGATTACCAGAACCACCAACCTCGGCTGAACTACTATTATTATATGCGCCACCCCCACCCCCACCATATACTAAAAGATTGCTTCGTCCGGGATTGGTTACTGATCGGCCACCACCGTTACTTCCGACAGAGGTAACTAAAGTTCCTGTATTATCATAAACCTGACCGGCTGTTGTACCTGATCCACCCCCACCTGAACCATAATATAGATTAAAACCATTAATATTATTTTGAATGCCTATACCACCATTGCCGCCTGTAGCATTAGCGGCATTTGTACCTGCTCCACCCGCACCAGCGGCTCCACCTGATGCTATAGATCCGGCGGTAGATGAGCCGAAACTATTACCGCCCTTATAAGCATAAGTGCCTTGTGTACTGGTAAAACTTGTGACACTATTTGAACCTGAACCGCCGCCGTTAGTTGCGGCACTATTAACAGTTCCTCCACCACCACCCGCCGCTGTAATTCCACCATTTAATGTCGTAGAAGATGATCCACCTGGATTTCCATCAGCGGCATTAGCTCCGCTTCCACCAGCCCCTACTGTAACTGTCCCAGTACCTACAATAACAGGAACACCTGTTTGATAAACGACAGCACCACCTGCTCCGCCGCCACCTGCGCCAGTAGTAGTTGTAACGCCGCCACCTGCTCCGCCGCCACCTACTAATAAAATATCTACTTTGGGTGTTCCAGTGGTAGCACTGACAACAAACGAGTTTGAACCAGTTGTTGTAAAAGTGTGAATTTTGTAACCAACACCACTAATATAGGCAAAATTCACAGATCCACCAGTGGCTGTTATGGTTCCACTGGTAGATAACAATCTACTGATAGTATTGAGTTTGAACGCACCAATTGGCATTATGCGAATCCTGTGGCCAAACTGGCATAATATGTTGAACCATCATAAAACACAGTCATAATATCAACAGCACTGGCTGTAGTTGTTAATGTTTTTGTGGCACCAGCAAACTTCATAGTTGATGTTAGTGTATATGGACCACCTGAGGCTGGTTGTGTTATGATTAAGGTCATTGATTGACCTGCTACTGGATTGGCAAATGCTGAAAATGTTATTGAACCAGTTAGAGTAATCTTTTGTGTTGTACCATTAGCACAATCAGGTGTAATTGTACCTGTTGTTGAGCCCGAAGTATATACCGCTTCATTGTAATAACCAGTTGTGGTCAAATTAGTAAATTTACCAGTTTTTGCGGTTGTTGATCCAATATTCATACCATCAATAGTTCCAGTAGTAGGACTACTGATTGTAATTGTACCAGTACCACTAGGTTGAATAGTTACTCCATTAGTACCATTAGGAGTAATATTAGTTAATCCACCCATTGCTGTTGTACCTGTGGTAGTTAAACCAACAGTTTGAATTGTACCACTTGAATACAATGACAATGGAGTTGTTATAGTGACATTAGTACCTGCTGTAGGAGGAGCAATAGTTAATGTAGCCGCTGTTGTATAGGTAACACCTGCGTTCGTGGCCGCTATAGTTGGTGGTCCGAAACCATTTAGATATGTTGCGGTAATAGTACCTGTACTGGTAGTATCTGTAATAGTACCACCACCTGATCTAAACAGTTGAGCTTGCGTTCCTAGACCAGCAATACTTAAATTGCCATTTCTAACAATTTGTGTAAATGTTCCAGCGGCAGGAGTTGTTCCACCAATCGGTCCGGGACTTGTGGGATCAAATGCCGACATACCATTGTTAATGGTAACAGCACCTGTTGAACTATTAACTGATAAGGTAATATTTGTACCTGCTGTAAATGTCACTGTATCATTGAGACTGAATGCGTGACTGTTTGTGCCATCTGTAAATGTCAGTGTGGCATTTTGAAGGTTAGTAAAATTACTATCGCCTTCGGTCCAAGTAAGGGCTGATCCTTTACTTGCTCTTGTAACTATAACTGGTTTGGTCATTGGTTATTCCTTAGGCGTATTTGGTAATTTGTAAAATTCCATTATAGGAATAACCAGTATTACTAGTACTACCTACAGGAATTATAGTTGTACCTGTAGTGTCAAATGTAAAAATTCCTCCTTGAAAAAATGGATAACTTCCGACAGAGAATTGTTGAAAAGTAGAATTACTATAAGATGTAACTAATTGATTATTGGTAGATGTATCTCCAAAATACATTGTGCCAATTGTTCCAATCTGTGTTTTATAAGCAGGTATTAATATTTGATAACTTCCTGCTGGGAATGTTATATAAGGGACATTACTAACACTACCGTTTCCATTCCAATTATAACTATTGCTACCTATTGATAAAGAACTTATATTTGAAAATAAATGCGTTATTGCGCCATTACCGCAAGCAATATCAAGTATAATATCATTTATTTTAACGTCTAATTCAGATATAATTTTATTAAATATCATTTGAATTTGAGAACTATCAACTGGTTGACCATTTACAGTTCTTCTTACCTGCATCCAAAATTCATTTTCCGCAAATAATTTTGGATACTCTTTATAGT